CTAGCTTCCATTTTTCTATTAGGTTCTGGAGGCGAATAACAAGGGAAATCTGTAATGTTTTTCTTGATATAATCTGTAATTATTTTTATACTTTCATTTCCTAGTTGAAAAAAATTTTGTCCACTTAGAATTTTTGCGTGAGCATCTAGAACTATAGATTTTTGCCAAGGTAATTCATCATACTGAAGAGCTACCGAATTTTGCGTAAAAATAAATTCTGGCAGTAAAGAAGCGTAATAGAGGGAATAAAAAGCAAGAGCATCTTTAAGAAATTGATACAGATCATTATTACTTTTTATAATTATAATACAATCTTTTTTTAGTTTTTCTTCTACCAAAAGAATCATTGCTTTTTTGATAAACTTCTGAAGCTTCAGAAATACTTTTGGCGAATAGTTGATAGAATAAATTTTCTCAAATTCTTCTGGCGTAGAAATATGCTCTGAAACTTGACTAAAAAATGGAATTTGGGCTTTTAAAGCTTCATCTTTAGAAATTAAGGTAATGGTATCAGAAAAGCATTTATCTGCAACTTTCAGCATAGACAAGCCTAAATCTCTTACATCCCACCAAGGTGCAACTTTTAATTTATCATCATCAAATTGTTGAATTCCAAAATTTTGTATATGAACTTTTAATTTTGGAATCGAGAGAATGAAAGAATAATAAACTCCTGCTTTAGTTAGTAGTTTTTTTATTTTTTCATCGGTTATAGAATTATAGATTTGCTTTGGAATAATATCAAAAATTTCCGCAAAACCAATTTCTTGATCTACGAGCTCCCAATCAAAATTTTTTGGTAATATTAAATATTCTGAAAGTTGTTCTTTTGTTACAAATCGTTCCATTTTTTTGACACTTTTTTACACACAATTTTAGTTTACTATTTTGGTCTGTCCGTTTGGATTTTTATCCAAAGTAGTAAGATTAGTATTTGGATATTTTCCGAAAAGAGTTTGATCCCAGTCATTCCAATATTTTATATTTTCAAAGATTTGCAACGTACGTATTTGACGGATTGGAAATTTGGCGCAAAGAATAGTCCAGGCTTCTCTTTTATCAGAACCAGAACCGCTGAGCGTTTTCCCACCAAATGCACCACCATTAATTAAACAAGGATCTACACCCATTGGTGTAAGAATCTCGTAATTACCAGCAGAACCGTCTAATAAGAAATCGCCATTAGATTGCGGTTGTTCTATTTTTTCGATTAAAATTCCTTTTATTTCCTTGCCGGTATCTCTGTCTCTGAAGTATGGAGAAATAATTGATTTCCCAGCACCTTTATTACCACGAAGTTCACCGTCAATTAAATCTACAAGCTCTGTTCTTTTATTTTGTTGCTCTTCTGGAGTAAATTGCTGCCAAACATCAAAACCGTATAGATGTGCAAAATAATCATCTGCTACATGAATTAGATATTTTACATTTAATTGCTGAGCGAACATTGCTTTTTTAAATTCTGGCAAAGCCAAAACAACATCAACCCAACCATTTTTAAATGAAGAATGCCATCCAACTGACGGATAAGTTTTCTCGGCAAGTAAAGTATCAATTACCGGAATGGTGAATTTTGCAATCCCTTTTTGTTTACAATAATCTTTAATCTCATTAATGGGAATATTAGCATTAAAACAAGGAATTATAGCTGTGTTTTCAGATTTGTAATTTTTCCAATCAGAATTTACTCCAATATTGTTAATAATTCCATTATTATCTGGAGCCTGAAATCGCACTTCGGCAGCTTTTATTCTTCTTACAGAAATAATTTTATCGCCATTTGGAGATAGAAGATATTCTGGAAATGCCATTCCCCAGGTTTCAAAGTCTAGAATTATTTCAGAGATTCCAATATTGAATTTACTTCGAATAAAAAAATCGTTAATTTCTGGAAAAGAAGAAGTAAGGCGTTCTTTAAATGTAATAGTAGTTTCTGTTTCAATACCTTGATATAGTTGAAAACCTGTACCAAAATGCGCAGAAGTTAGAACCTTTAAACCACCAATAGCAACTCCTGTTTTATCTAATTTTTGAGCAAATTCTTGTGGATATAGATTATTATCGCCCCAAGGCAACCACTTACCATCAATTAATGAATCTGTAATATTTACTTTAATATTACTGTGAGTTGGTTCTTTGACTTTATTAAAGAAAATAGCTGCTCCTTGATTGCCGCCAACGCTCCAAATTCCAGTTCCTAATTGTTTCATAATTATATTAAGACATCTAAGCCATTGAATTTTGTTATAAAAAATATGTGGATTTTTTTAATTCCAAAATTTGTATTGATATTTCGCGTATGATTTTCCCAATGATTTGGGTTTTTAAAATCTATATTTTGAGAAAGTCTCATTGCTCCTGGTTCTGGTGGAGCTTGCATTAAAGTAGCATTGTCATAGCTAACAAGTCGCCCTCCAGATTTATTTTGCTGATTATAAGTTCTGAATGAAATTGAAAAAGGAATTGGATTTTTTTTAGAATCTAATTTTTTCATTTCCTTGAGAACTTCCTTCAAAAATATCTGATTTTGCATTGGTCAAATATCATTTAATCTATTAATGAATTAAAGGACTTCAATTTTTATAATTATTTTGCATATTGTTTTCTCACGATTATCAATTTATCAATCTTATAATCAAATATTTATGAATGAAACTTTAAAAATTATTATCATTTAATGATGATGTATTAGCACTGCCGCCTTATTTATTTCTACAATTGCAGTTTTCATAATTGACGAAATATGAAAGCAAAAAAAATCCTTCTTACATTAAGGATTAATGTGAAAGAATAAGATTTGTGACGGGATAAGAAGACTGATAACGTAAATCAATCAAGTGCCAAAACTGCCAGAATAGATTATAATCTAATGTGTCAGAAAAGTGAGTAGCATGCTCCTGAAGGATTACCTTACTCCTTTCTGAAGACTTGTCTTTTTCGAAGGCATCATCACCCTTCAATGGTGCATTTTCCATTGAAATTATTAAATTAGGACAATTGTCTGCATTAATTCTAACAATAGGTAAACGAGAATCTTTTTCAGCTAGAATATAGTTAATAAGCTTATACTTTGCCAAATGAGAAGGATTATTTGTATTTGGTGTTTTATCGATAACTTTCCAACCTGCAGAACGAAGCTTATTGATTACATCTTCTGCAAGTGTTGTTTTACTGTTCGCTTCCTTTTTATTACCAGATTTATCGCGATAAATATGTATCTCATTGCAACTCGCTTTGTGAGTCTCATAGTAGTCAATAAAATCTTGTACTACATCGTCCAATATATCTGGGTGCTTTCTGAAGAATTCTTTAATAAAATTAACTGTATTGATACTTTTTAAATATTGCGATACAGTCATACAGTTAATGTTTCCTCCAAAATCTAAATTCATCTGAAGAGGAACTCCACGAACTAAGTCATTATCATATTTGCAAGATGGTTTAAAAGAATCAGTAACTCCACCTAATAAATCGATATTATACTTGTATTGATAATAATGCTTTGACTGCTTTAATTGAGCATAGAACCCGTCCTGAACACCTTGTGGACGAATATTCATTATCTCAGCATTAAATAATGTTTGAGATAACGCTTCTTTTTTCATATCATCAATCCATCCATCCTTCAGGTTATGAGCATTTACATATGCATTTGCTTTTATAAAACAGTACTTTGCTGGATTTTCTTTTGATAACTTCTCACGATTAGTAAACCATTCTCCCTTTTTTGTCATTGCAACAGAAGAAACAAATACTTGAGCGTGAAGCATTGAGGCCTTAGAAAATATTGTTTTCTTAGCCCTATTAGTTGTAAGTACGTTGTTATATAATCGTTCATAAGTAAGCAATGCCGCTTCATCCCCAATTACCCAATAAGCATTAAGACCACGCCCAGAATTAGGATTGTCGAGTGATACCATCACCGCGATTGCACCATTGCGAAAATGTATAACATTTGTCCAGGAATCAGGAGACTGAAAAGGCATCTCAAAACCAAGTTCCTTTCCACATTTGCCAACTACATAATCAATGCCCTCGTAGAGTCCAAACATTTCCATTCCTTCTTTTGTGGATGGTAATGTTCTAGATTTTATTTGGATGAAAGTTTCTCCAACAATAATTCCCGTAGAACGAGGCATTTGCTTCACAGCTTCTTTGATAAACCAACCGAGAACAGTTGATTTACCAGTTCCACGGGATGCCTCTATATTAATATTAGGAATTTTGAGTTTTTTATTAGACAGAACTGCTGCTGCTTGCATCAGATTTAACTCAATATTCCTAGTAGGCATTGATAAATATTGTGCAGTATTATTCAACATCTTCTTCCTCTTCTTCGTTTTCTAATATTTCTTTAAATTCTAC